CCAAGGTGCTGGCTGTACCGCTTTGATCGTAATCGTATGTAAACTCTTCGCCGTCTGGTGGATTGGCAGTCGTGGTTGTTTCTTTCTGAAGTTCAAACTCGACAATCACTTGATCGCTGCCTTTGCGGATCATGAAGTCGCTGCGATCGCCAGTGCTGGTCGTGCGGCTAATAACGCGGTTCTCGGTCGCTGTTGCGTTGCTGATTGAGTTGACGACGTAAGCAACTAGATTGATGGTTACGTCGGTAAAGCCCTGCGGCTGGTTTGCTACTGAATTGTAAGGGAGTGCCATGGTGTTTTATGTTGAAAGTTTCCAATTACTGATCATGACGCAGGGAACGCATTTGTCAAGATATCAAATTGACCGTTGAATGTCAGAACTGTCTCGTCGTAGTCGCTGTCACTGTCACTTACCTCGCGCCGAGTTCCTGCAGGAACCAGTGTATTAATTTCGTAAAGTGTAAGAAAACTGTCAAGCGCACCCTTAGCGTTGCCGACCGACAGCCAGCGCCGGCACATTGCAACGATCTCCTGGTGGCGAGTGCTGATGTCTGCATTCTGGCTGATCTCGCTGTCGCGCTCTGTGCGGATGACGAAGTCGACGCTGAAATCATATTGGCTGTATTCGGACGCGCCGCTTGGCTTGTGGATTGCCTTGCCCGTTGCGCCACCGACCTCAACCATTACGGAGATAAAATCCTCCGGCAGTGTCTGCGGCTCGCTCGCATTCTTCAGCTCCAGCGCCTTGGCTGCAAAGAACTGCTGCCATGCTGATTCTAGATTGCCTTCAAAATTAAATACCTGCTCTTCGCTATTTGCTGCCATGATTCCGATTCAATAGTTTTTAGGTTAAATGTCAACGAGTCTTAAATCCTGCGCGCTTTGCATTAGCTCGGACCATCGCCTTCATTCGCTTCTCCATCGCGACGACTCGAAAGCGCTGCAGGAATGGGATCTTGCCGAATAAATGCTGCAGACCTGCTGCGCTTGCCCTAATGGCAGCCCTTGGCCCCTTTCTGCCGCGAGTCATCCAGCCGGATGCTGTCGATCTGCCCATGTTTTTCGAGATCCAACCAGGCACGCGCTGCTTTGGATTGATGCCGACCATTGCCTTGGCGATCGATGCCTTGGCGCTGCCGACCTTTGCTTTCTCCATCTTGAAATACTTGGCAAGGATCTTTTCTGACACCCACAAGCGGTCTTCATACTTCAGCGGCCTTGTGCGGCCGTTTCTGCGAGTGTTCCGCCGATGAAATCGCTCGATCTCTCCCATTGACAGCGCGATGCCTGCGCCGATCTGCTTTTTGCCTTTGTAGATCTTACCTCTGCCAAATGTAGCAAATGCCCATTGTATGACCTGCGGTTCCTGTATGACAAAGATCTGCGCCAAGTCATTCCACATGGCAAACTCACCCTGCTTGCGGTCCGCGACGCTGCCGATCGACGCCTTCTTCAGATTGATCTGACCGGACACCATTGGTGGTGTGGCCTTTGCCATGTCTCTGGCATACAGCGCGCCCTGCTCCTTGATAAATGCGTATTCATCAACCTTGGCGCGCTTCGCCATCTTGCGCATCTTCGACTGGAAGACGCCGTCATCAATCTTGATGGTTTTTGACTTACCCGCCACGGCTCTCCTTACCTAAACGCTTGACCTTGAATGTGTAGTGCTTGGTGCTAGAGTCGAAGGAGATTACCTTAAAGCGGACGCCATCACTGATGCGCTTGATCTTTATGCCGGTGTATGCCTGCGTTGGCAGGTCTGCGGATGGAAACACGATCTCGGCATTTGCCTCCTCTGTGTCGCCATAGATAGCGCGCGCGACATCCATTTCCAGCTCGTCGAGTATGCCATTGACCTCGACGCCTGCGATTAAAAACGGCTCTCCGATGATGCCGGCTGTCTTTCCGATTGATCGTTCAATAAATGATTCAAAGTTGCTCATGGTTTCATCCTGTAAGGTTTTGCGCTCATTTGCAACAAGCAAAAAGCGCCACAGCATGTGCCGTGACGCTTCATTGTTGCACAGGAGTCAATGTTACTTGACCACCTTTTTCGCGGCTTTCTTAGCGGCATTTTTAACTGTTGCCTCTTTAGGCTCTTTGCTGATGACTTTCTTCCGCTTGTCTGTGAAGCCTTTGCGAATGTAAATCAATTCGCCTGGCTCATCGCATGCCTTGTAAGCATTCAAGCATACAGTTGCATCCTCTGAGCATACAAGAACCTTTAATTCACCCTCTGGGCTTTTGTGGATCGTGACTGATGGTTTAAGCATAGTATTTAAAAGTTAAAGCAGCCGCCCCGAAGGACGGCTGCCTGTTGAGGTTAAGGTTAAGCGGATGTTACGCGAACACCCATGTCAGTGCCTTGTGCGACGCCGTACAGGAGGCCGAGGCTGTACTTCAGCTCACCTGCATTCTTGTCGTACCAGCGGCGCCATTGGAGAGGTACTCCGAGGCCTGGGATTTCGATGTCAACAAGCTCGCCGCCATTTTCGACAAAGCCTTCAGCATCCACGCGGCGACCTGCGAACAGGAGCGAGCTGCGGTGGAAAGCGAACGCTGCGAGATTCTCGCTGTTTGCATCGCACTGATCGGACTCGAACAGGTCGAACTTATTGACGCGAGGTGCGACACCTTCGGTCTTCTCGCTGATAACACCAGGCATCTCTGCGTCGTTCAGAGTCTTGAGGATCGAACCATAGTAGGTTGGATTCATGAACACTGCGCGGCCGCTCTTTGGAGCCTTCTTGGTGTCGGTCAACGTAGCGCCCAAGTCGATCAAGTCGTCGCGGTCGAAGTTGGCCGCTGTGATCGTGCTGCTGGTTGCGAAGTTGGCTGCTGTGATGAGATTCCAGACGTCGCCGAAGATCTTGTCGCCGATTGCGTTGATCGCAGGCTCCAAGAACAGGTCTTGCAGACGGATGGATGACTTAGAACGCTCGACGTCCTTGAAGCCGTAAACGAAGCCGTAGAAAGTATCCAGAGTTACGGTCTTCGCAGTCATTGCTGTGTTCTGCGAAGTGTAGCCGCTGGACAAGTCAACAGCAGTTGGCTTGGTCGCATAGCGAGTTGTGACTGATGCACCCTCTGCAGACACTTCACTGGAGAAGTCAGTGACAAGTGCCGACAATGGCTGCAACAGGGAGGTCAGCGCAGGAAGGGATTCCTCCGCGATTTGTGCCAGATTAGCACCGGCGATGGTATTTGTTGCCATATGTGTTTATTGGTTGATGTTGGAGGTTAAGCTGGTAGTCTGTGCTTGTTTGACTTGTGCCATGCGTGTTTCTCGCCAGGCTCCTTGCTGTTGTACTCTTGCCAGTATGCGTCGGCCGATGAGAACACTTCGACGTGGTTTTCGTTGTCGGTAGCAACAGGATTCACAGTGTTTTGCATCATGATCTCAGCGGCTTTGGCTGCAATCAGATCCGCACCTGCGATCTTGGCTTCGGTCAACTCTTTCTCATGTGTCTCTGTCATGCCTTCAATCTGCAAGTTAAGTGCTTCCTTATCAGCTTGCAAGCTTGAAATTTCAACGGCATTTTTGGCTAGTTGGTCTGCACTGGATTCAATCTCGGAGTTGAGTTCCTTGATTTCATCCTCAAATCCTTTGCGCATCGCGCTCACTTCTTTCTCGTGCTTCGATGCGATGCTTGCAACGATCTTGTCGATCGGCAGTGCTTTGTCGATTTTCTCAAGCGCTGCATTCATGTCGCCGATCGATGCTGCGGCTGCGACGCCACCTTCGATCTGGTCAATGAAGTCTGCTGCAAGTGCTTCCTCTGCTGTCAACCATGTCTCGGCGTCCATTAGCTGCACAAGCTCCTCTCCGGAGTATCCGCTGCGCCCATAAGCATTGACGATGTTGAGTTTCATCTTGTCCATCAGATCCGCGTCCTTGCGAAGCTGGTCACTGTCGCCGACTGATACGGTCCAAGGATTGTGAATCATTATAAACGCATTTGCCGCCATGTGGATTTCGTCGCCGGCCATAGCGATGACGGATGCCATAGATGCTGCGATGCCGTCAATGTGAGTGACGACCTTAGCTGCGTGGCGCTTTAATACGTTATAGATGACGTTGCCTTCGATGATCGATCCGCCTGGCGAGTTGATGCGCAGGTTGATTTGATCGACCTCTCCGAGTGCGTCGAGTTCGTCGATGAAGGATTGTGCGCTGACGCCAAATCCTCCGATTTCATCGTAAATGAAAACATCCGCAGAAGCGGTCGCATTGCCCTCGGCGTCCTTGGTTGTTTCCATTGCATACCAGTTATTCTCC